AAATGTCCCCTGCTTTCCTACTGGCAATCCATCACTTAGAAAAGATAGGTCAGAACAATGTTCTTCAAGTTCATCCCAAGCTGAATTTTCTATAGTAAAAGTTCTCTCCTCACCTGAGTTAATCTCATTAAAATTTCCTTCAAACCCATCACAGCCAGAAGGACAAATAAGATCACGAAAGAACCGATTTGTATGCTGAACCCTAACTTCATTTAATGTATCTATCCAACTCTTCCTATCTATGGTCGGTGCTTCAAGAAGGGAATCTTCATCAATTATAGGAAGAGAACTTAACGATTCTGTGTCTCTCCATAATTTTAAATGGAGCTTGCTATCTCCGCTGTACCTAAGTATCGCTCCGATATGCTGCAAGATCGTTTCGATATAGGATTGTGCCATCGCTTGACGATTAAATTGAATCGTTAATCCCCTACCCTCTGCCTTCAATGTAGCACCGGATTCGTTAAAAGAACCCGCATGCAACCAAGTTGAAGGAAGGTTTGCAAGGGTATTGAGGATATAATAAATAGCATTGGCAGCATTGTAATCATAAGTTTCAACATCCTTATCCGCTGTTGTTAATGCTACAATATCAGGAGTCTTATGAACAACAAAGTGCATTGATGGTGCTCTGTTATAATCTCCAATATAACAATCCTTTAAAAGCATCCAGCACATATTCCTATAAGGAATATTTAATGTTGGGTCATCAAGTCGACTCCCAATATAACTATTTAGAGAATGATCATTTGTTCCAAAATAAAAATCCGCCGAACCCATTCCCTCAAGTGTTATTGTTTCCTTCCCTCCAGAACCAGGACAAGGAAGGGACCCATGCCAAACAACTTCATCATTTTTATAGATCGTATAGAGCTTATCTACAGGCCCAACACAGATTCCAACAATCCATGTTAAAAAATACTTATATCCGGTAACGACTTCTTGCCCTCCACCACCGCCTTTCCCTCCTTCTTGTTTTTCTGTTACTTCCTCTACACGATTACCATAAGACCATAAAATATTAGCATTCAGTTTCGGAGAGCCAAGTATGTCTGGAATGAGGGCACCCTCCTTTGCCATGTTAACAGACAGTTCTCCAAGTTCGGGTTCGCCATGAGATGGGACATCAGCGGTCATCGCTTCTACGCCCATTCCTATCCCTGCCCCAATCGCAGCACCCCAAACAGCACCAATAGGGCCTCCAATAAAGAACCCTATTACTGCCCCTACGACCCCTCCAATGATTGCTCCTGTACTCATATTATTCCACTATCCTCAATACGTGAGTTATTCTTTCGTTCCAAATCCTATCTTTAAATTGAGTTTTTATGACACCAACTTCTGTCACAGAATGATAGAAATGTTCTTTTAATTTAAAGGCTACATGCGCACTTGCTTTCCCAAATTTAAAAAGTACAAGGTCGCCATCAACAATGTTACCAATCGGGACTTCTATGCATTTTACTTCCCGCTTTATTCCATCTAAAAGTAATTCCCTTGTCTTATGAAGGTTCCAGTCAGAACCATATTCAGGCATAAAACCTTTCTTGTCTGTCTGGACTAAATCAAAATGTTTTAAAACACCAACAATAAAATGGATACAGTCACAACCCAAACCCTTCACTGCCGTTCGGTGGCGGAAAGGAGTGTCAACCCAACTCTCCAACTCCTTTTCCAATACTTCTAATCTTTTAACATTATCAAAATAAGCAGCCATATCAATACTTAGTTGCAGGGTTATCTTTTGGGACAAAAGGATGCCCAAAGAAATTTAAGATATTACTAAATTTATCACGACACGTTTTAATTGCAAGATCACATCCTGCATAAGCAGTAATAGAAACACCAGTAACCATTCCTTGTATTGGATATCTAATTGCAATGGTGTTCCCAGAATGATAAGTTATCATTCGTTCATGTTCACCCCACACAAGGTTCCCTCTTGTAAACCACCCATCAGCCTTTGCAGCAAAGTCTGAACTTGTAAAAGTTAAAGTATCTACCATCGTAATCGTGGTATCAACTTTATAAGACGCTGCCAATAGAGTACACTTTGTATCAAACAGCCTATTATTACAAGATGGTTGATATCTATAAATAGGTACTGGTTGCGTTAAAAAATTCTCGAATCCTACACACCGAGCTGCTGCCTCAACTCCTTTAGAAACAACACTCTTAATTTGACCTATAAAAATAACAATAGAATCATTTGGATCACTCCGATGGATTTTCAGAACTTCGATCCAAAGTGGCTCAACAGGATTTGAAGCAATAAAGTCTGCTGCTGGATCTGTTATAGCTGCCGACATTACTTCAAGAGTTGTTACTTCAAGCTGGGCACTGTGAGATACAGGTCCACGTTTAACGGAAGCTACCGTATATGTACTTCCACCATAAACAACATCAACATCTCCACTTGTGTATCGCCAATGCTGCCCTCCATCCCTCCACAGATGGTACAATTCCGCAGGACGTCTTCTTGAAGATTGTTCTTTTTTTGCAAATTGATCTGTCGCTTCTTTCATAATTAAACCGTGGTCGTTGTGGTTGTTGTCGTGCATTCCTCAGAGTCATAAGCATTCGGCAGAATCATAAGTAAATTCAACTTCCTGAATAGCGACCCAAGAATTTCCAGGATCAAAGACATAACGTTCATGAATTTCAATCCTCAAATATTGATAACATCCATGAGCAGTAAATTGCATCCATACAGACCAGTCACCAGGAGACATATCAGAGGCACCTGGCACATCATCATCATACAGAGTAACTTCTTCACCGCCATATACTCCAGTATCAGATCCAAGAATTTTAATGTTACTCGGCCATGCATCAGATCCTGCATTTCCCCTTGTACGGAAACGCATACATCTAATATCCCGATCAACCTCAAAGTTCCACTGAATCCAACAACTCCCATCAGGGTTAGGACCATTAGCATCAGTTGAGATCCACGAGTTAACCGTGCCTCCATCAGCAATACCATCCCACGCTTCAGTAGCAGGAAAAGAAGCGGAAAATTCTGAAGAAGCACTACATTGCGTCTTGTCATCACTACTACCTTGTAACAAATCCCATCCTAAACAAGAAATAGTAGTCGTTGTCGTGGTACTTGTTAACGTAGTCGTAGTTGTCGTGCTTGTCGTAGTCATCGTGGTACTGGTAGTCGTAGTCGTAGACGTGGTTGTAGTGCTTGTCGTTGTTGTCGTTCCGGTGATAGTGGTAGTAGTCGTAGTCGTCGTGGTACTGGTCGTTGTCGTAGTCGTTGTAGACGTAGTCGTGGTAGATGTAGTCGTTGTTGTACTGGTCGTGGTTGTCGTTGTTGTAGCAGCCTCAGAAGGAATTGCTTTAAAAGACAACCCAACAGAAGCAGCATCTGTATTTGAATAATCAACTTTAATCTCATCTGCATCAAACCTTGAAAAATGAAGGAATGACACAAGGAGTTTTGGAAGGGCATCTGAGCTAATAGCCTTGCCCACAGCACTATCTAATGTTATCGTTGTACTTGTTGGAGCTGCTATTATCTTCCTACAAACATAAGTGCCATCTGGAAACAGTATAAAAATATGACGACCTGCTACTTCATTACTTAAATATGTATTCGCATAATCAATATCCTGTATTGTAAGCTGATCATCAACAGCATCAAATGAAGCCGTAACGACAATGTCAGAGCTCCATGTAGGAACCCAAAAATAATCATACCTCCCTTTCTTTATATTAAAAAAATCAATTACTGCTTTAACTTCACTCCTTACTGCATCTTCATATTTAAACTTTTCACGCAATGCAGGTTCTTCATAGTCTGTCTCTGCAAATCCTATCCCTAATGTTTCAATCATATCAATAGGCCAATCAAGAGTCTGCAATACAGGCTCTGCCCATTGAGGTTCATGATCAAATATATCTCTTGTTAAATACTTAGTCATTTTATGTCGTCGTTGTAGTGGTTGTTGTTGTCGTGGTCGTTGTAGTGGTTGTTGTTGTCGTGGTTGTAGTGGTTGTCGTTGTAGTGGTTGTTGTTGTCGTAGTAGTATAACTACCTTCTGTTAGCTCAAACGCCTCTTTGGCATTCACATCCATCCGACAAATTCCATCTGTCATAAAAGACAACTCTTCTGTTATTTGCAACCTCGCTACCAACAGAGGGTAAACCTCATAACCCAAAGGCCATGTACTGGCAAGGTTAGACTTTAATGTTATCTTTGTTGCCGTTATTAAATCAATAACTCCAACCTCATAAGAATCCTCATCTGTAGGAGATAAGATAATGCATTGATCACCCTCCTCATAAAACTTGTCGGTCGTTGAATTAACATCCAGTTCCTTTTGTCCGGACGCTGCTTGCGCTGTTAATATAGCTTGCTCTGGCCAAACCGGAATTCCATAAAGACCATATAAATACTTAGACAGTTTCCTTTTTAGATATGCTGCCTCAGAAGCATCCAATGCTTCCATCTTATATTGGATTCCCCAGCGAAACCAGGTATACAAGCCAGCCCTTTTTTCATTACCCTTAATTGCCGTCTGGATTGTTGTCCTCCATCCAAACAACAAAGAAACACCCTCACTCCAGTTAGGGCGCATAGTTAAATATCCATCACATCCACGAACGGTCATTTTATTGCATCCTTAATACTCTCTTGACAGAAAGTGCTCTTGAACTGATAATATTAACGACCGCATCTTGTCCCCTTGCAGATGCAAGATATCGATCTATGTCCCTCGGATCTGTTATATTAGTCATGTTTATTTCTGCCATTACTCCACCATTATCACCACCTGCACCTGCACCAACCATACCACCCTCTGCCATTGCATGCGAATAATCCCTTTTAACAGATGGGTACGCAAACTGAGATAACAATTCTTTGGGAACCAATTTCCTCCTAACGGCTTCCATTGCTCGTGCCCCATAATATTTTACTGCACTGACCGGTTGCATAAATTCTCCTGCGGTCGCATCAACAGGAATATTGTCCGCAGTAGGAGAAGGAGAAACACCTTTCACCATACCACCTGCTGCCAACGTCTGCCCTTTAATGACGGCAACCCTTGCCAAACCAGCAACAATCGCAGCACCAGCAGCAATGACAGCTAATACGGGTCCAACAAATGGAATTCCCACAAGAGATGCATACGCTTTTTGTGCGGACTCATAAGTGGAAATGATAGTGTTAGCGACCGCAGCTGCCTTTTGAGCATAGAAGAATTCTTTAATTGTTTTACCAGAAGCAGTATAGGCATCTGAAAAGGCCGACTCCATAAAACTGAGAGATTGTTTCATGTTATCAAAAACAATTTGTTGAACCTGCTTCCTCTGATCCGCAATTTGTTTATCTCGTTCCAGTTGATGTAAGCGGTGAGCCTCTTCTTCTTGGGCTTCATCAGCTTTCAAATCTTTTAATGATTGTAATTCATCAGCCTGCCTCTTTGCAAGTTCGGCTTGTTGATTACGAAAGATGTTAGATATATTTGTAGCAGACTCAAATTCAACACGACCTTTGATTTGTGCAAGTTTCTCTGTAATACTAAGTCTGTCTTTAGCTTGCTTCTTTTCAGCCTTCGTTCTATCATCCGCAAGCTTCATCAGATCACGGGTATATTGTTGTTCCCGCTTAAAAATCCTATCCTGAATAGCAAGCTTCTTTGTAGGGTCTTCCTCTTTTGTTTCCGCCTTTTTAAGAAGAGCCATCTCCGATGCATAGCTCTTTTCTAAGTACTCTCTCCTTTTCTCATAATACTCTGCAAGCTTGATTAAGCCAGCATTATAATGACTCTCTAATTCAGCCAAGTTTGTTTTAATTAATTCATTCAGGCGCATCAACTCACTCTTCATCATTGCCTGTAATTTCGCTTGTGGTTTTAATTCTACTTTAGGAGGTCGTACCTTTCCTGCCTTCGTAGCAGCCTCCGCATATTCTGCTGCTCGCTTTTTAATCATTCCAAGGAGACGGTTAACTTTCATTAGAGCAGATTCCTGACTGATTGTGTCTTGCAGGGTCTTGGCCGTTTCCATCCCAATCTTTTCCCAATACTCGGCTCGCTTCTCTGCCTCAGCCCCAACGCCTTTCATTCCCGCCAATAACTCTCCTGTCTTCTGTAAGGATTCTGTTAACCCTTTACTCAGACCAGTTATGTCCACAATCTCAATCAGCTTTGCAATATTCTGTATTGACCTTCCGATCGCTTGGACCATCGCATCGATGCCGTTATAAATAGCTGCCAATCCACGATTAACAAATTCAGCGAAGAGGGCGAAAGTCGCTTTGAGACCAAGCCAGATCATTTTCCATCCACGGAAGCCATCTGCGACAAGGGCAACACCTTTAATGATACTTTCCAATACCGAAAGAACTTTTGCGCCAAGGGCCTTTCCAAATGCTTCCATCTTCCCTTCTTCTTTAAGAAGACGGATCTGTTCTAAGAGGAGGCTGACCCCTGCTTTTATGAAATCGAATACCCCTGCCTCCATAACGACGTTTCGGAACTGGAACCAGGCATCTGACATCATGGACATCATACCAGACCAAGTCCGGGACAATGCCTCTGCTGCTCCACGGATCTTACTGGCAGGATCTTCGTACGCTGCGATTAATTGTTTCCTCGTTGCGGCCGCACTAACACTAACTCCAGACTGGAAACCTAACATCGCAAGAATTCCACGTTCACGAAACATATCCGCAGATGCAGCACCAGCAGAATACATCCTAATAACTTGGGAAGTTGTTTCCTGAATGCCCATACCAGCGGTAGCTGCAAGGTCCGCTATGATAGGCATCCACTTTTTAATCTCTTCTGTCCCTCCTGTCATAATACCAGAAAGATTTGTAGCAGCACCCATTATCTCTTCATATTCAAAAGAGACACTGGAAGCATAGTCTCCCATCGCATCAAACAACTCATTCGCCTTTTCCATACTTCCCATCAACGTAACAAGACGGGTACGATAGGATTCAGCGGTTGTCGCAGCGGAAAGGAAAGAGCGAGCTACCAACCCAATACCAAGAGTAGCAATCGCTCCTCGAAGGCTGAATATACTTCTGGTAAGTCCTCCAATGCCTCTCTGCAAGCCAAGCATAACCTTATTGGTACTGGTAGCTCTAAGTTGGGTCTCCTTCAATTTCTTATTGAGCCCACCAATAACCTTCCCTGCTTGATCTCTTCCCTTTACTATTATTTCTAACATCGTGCTTGCTGGCATATCCAATTACCCTTTCCTTTTTAGGTATTTCCGCCACTCTTTTTTGCTTGTGTTCCTTGCCGTCCTATATGCGATAGCCATTTCCTTCTGTCGATGGAACTCCAGTTTACTATGCTCATTAAGAGCAATAACAAAGAACGAATACCCATAATCCAGAACGTTTATGTGTCCTGCTTCGATAAGGCTGCAAGCAGTTTCAAAAAGTCGTCTATAGCTGCCTTCTTCAAGTCCGCTATCACTTCTGCGAGGCCCAGCTTCTGGGCCATGTCGAAAAAATCTGAGTTCATAGCTTTAAAATGATTCCACATTATCATTATCTCAGAAGGAACCATTTCCACCAACTCATTTATATCAACATTAACACATAACGGTAGAAGCCTTTCTGTAAAGATCGCCTTCAGACTGTTAAGATCCTGCCCTTGAATACCTTCATCTTGCATTAGGCCAATAATCTCTTTAACCGATAACTCCTTCACTTCAAAGGATTTATCATAGCCTTCGATTTTAAAGGTGATCGTCTTTCTCATAATCTTTTTCTCCTTCACCAATAATACGAATACCTATAATTAGGCAGTCGTAGTCGTGGTACTTGTCGTGGTCGTACTGGTAGTCG